TGTTAAATAGTTGGGTAAACACAGAAGATGTAGCCGAAGAAACGTCAGTACATTTAAGAGGTAGGCCTAACACTGATGTGTTAAACCCACGAATAAAACCTCACTCTGGTAGTGAACAACTATATAGAGAATATAGTTGGTTATTTGGGGCTAGCAAAAAAAGGTAAAGTAGTTCACTATTTATAATAAAATTACTATTATTTAGATATGGCAGAAAATTTAACAATATTCCAAAGATTAACCAAAGTATTTGGACCAGACGGCCCTAGAAGAGCCGAACCAACCTATCAACAGTATAAGTTTAATAAAGATGACTTGTTGAAGACAACTTCTAAAGCTCAATATGAGAAAGAAAAGTTAACCGCACAACAAACGGTTTATTTGTCCAAACAATGGCAAAAAATTGAAAATGAAATATACACACAGTCAGTTTACTATGAACCAACCAGGCTAGCTTCTTATTATGATTATGAATCTATGGAGTTTACACCTGAAATTTCAGCTGCACTTGATATATACGCGGAGGAATCTACTACACCATCTACAGAAGGACACATATTAACTATATATTCAGAATCTACAAGAATTAAATCTATATTAGCTGACTTATTTAATAATATTTTAGATGTAAACACAAATTTAGCTATGTGGATTAGAAATACCACAAAATATGGTGATGATTTTGTTTATTTAAAAATAGACCCAGAGAAAGGTGTTATCGGATGTAACCAATTACCGAATGTTGAGATAGAACGTGTAGAATCAGGAACCTACCCAAACGTAAATGTTGATGGAGATGAGAAAGATAGAAAGATAAAATTTGTATGGAAAGATAAGGGTCTTGAATTTAATTCTTGGGAAATAGCCCATTTTAGACTTTTAGGTGACGATAGAAGATTACCATACGGTACTTCTATGTTGGAGAAAGCAAGAAGAACCTGGAAACAACTTATTTTAGCAGAAGATGCTATGTTAGTGTATAGAACATCTAGAGCTCCAGAAAGAAGAATATTTAAAATATTTGTTGGTAATATGGACGACCAAGATGTTGAAGCTTATGTACAAAGAGTAGCTAATAAGTTTAAAAGAGACCCGGTAGTAGACCCACAAAACGGACAGGTAGACCTTAGATATAACCAAATGGCTGTTGACCAAGACTTTTTTATTCCAGTTAGGGACCAAGGAGCACCTAGTCCAATAGAGACATTACCAGGAGCAAGTAATTTAAGTGAAATTGCGGATATAGAATATATACAGAAAAAATTATTAGCAGCTTTAAGAATACCTAAAGCGTTTTTAGGGTTTGAGGAGGTTGTCGGTGAAGGAAAAAACCTCGCTCTATTAGATATTAGATTTGCAAGAACAATCAACAGAATTCAAAAATGTGTAGTACAGGAATTAAATAAAATAGCTATAATACATCTATATGTTTTAGGTTTTGAAGAAGAACTAGATAATTTTGCATTAGGACTAACCAACCCATCAACCCAAGCGGAGTTACTTAAATTAGAAGCTTGGCAAACTAAAATAACATTATACAAAGACGCAGTAAGTGACCCAGGTAATGGTATATCACCTACTTCAGCTACTTGGGCTAAGAAACATATACTAGGAATGAGCGATGATGAAATTAAATTAGACCTACAACAACAAAGATTTGAGAAAGCAATCGCTAAAGAATTAGAATTAACTTCTGAAATAATTAAGAAAACTGGTGTATTTAATCAAATAGATAAATTATATGGTGATATAGAAGATACTGAAAAAGCTGAAGGTGAAGAAGGGGGAATCACTGGTGATATGATGGGGGGTAGTGAAGAAAGTTCACCACCACCACCTATGGGGGGACCGCCCGCTCCAGAAATGACACCACCACCAATACCACCACCAAGTGATGAAGGGCCAGAAGCTGCGGCAGAAAGTTTTAAAATAAAAAAAGATTTACCACTTATATTAGAAAATAAAGGAATTCATTTACCAGATTTTGAATTGATGAGTAAAAAAGCAAATTTAGAGATTGATAAGATTAATGAAGAAATAGATAATTTAGTTAAAGACTAGATATTTATTTTAAAAAGATATGTCTATGAAATCATTTGGTTATTATAAAAATAATATAGATTCTATATTAGAAAACTGCTATGGAAATAAAAAACTATTTAAAGAGAACTTCCACGTAGTTATGGGAGCTCTAAAACTTTCTAAACCTTTTCGTGAATTTTTTACAGCGTACAACGAAGTTGAACAAAGAAAGTTTAACAGTAAAGAAGAATTAACCGAATATATAAATGAGTCCATCACCTATCTTAGACCAAAAATAAAAGATATAAAGGGTGTGTGTAATATATTGGAAATAGTTTTTAGTAAAAGAAAAAATCTAATAAATGAGAATAAAAATGAAGTTTATGATAGTTTAGATTATCTAATCTATAAAAAAGGTGTTAGAAATATAACAAAAAGATTAGATATTAAGAAAAATTTAATAGAGTCAGTTATTAATAAAAAATCTAATAAACTTTTAGGGACAAAATTACTACCCGGAGTACTAGCTTATAGTCTATCAGAAAACTACAATAAAGAATTTGCAAATTTATCCAAGGAAGACAAAAAAGTTCTATCAGAAGTACTAGATATAAAACCTAAAAAGGTAAACGAACATTTTCAAACCGAAAAGAAAGACATTTTAACAAAAATAAATTTATTAGTTAAAGACAGTGGTGAAGAAAGTTTAAAAGCAAAGTTAACTGAAACAAAAAATGTAGTTTTAAAAATGAATTCCGATAAAATTTCACTATTAAGACTAAAACAGTTAGGGAAAGATTTGAATTAGTTTTAGTAAAAACCTATACTTCATATAAAGACATAACACATGAAGACAGGAAAAACAATAGCAATAAAGGTACACCCAAAGTTTAAATCCTACGTAGGAACAGTAGACTCAAAAAACTTAAAATCGGTATACGTTCAATTCTCAAGTTGGGCACAACCCATCAAAGAATATAATTGTTGGAGCTGTGTGGTTAAAAATTTTAAAAAACTTTTAAAAACTAAAATGACAAAGTTAATTGATAAAAGTTTATTTAAGGACAACATGATAGTAGATTTAGATTTACGTAGTAGTGGTGTTGAATTAGGTAAAAAATCATTCATGAAGTGTGAAATGACTTTTTTCACAAAAAGTAAAATAAACCTAAAAGATAAAAGCACAATTAGTGGCATAGAATTCAAAACACAGAAATTAATTAACGAAGAATTAAAAAATAATGAATACTTTTCATTTCATTCAGGTAAAAAGTAAAATTAGAGATAGTTTTGTTTTTTTTTGTTGGTACCGATATATTTATCTATAGAATAAATTAAATAATAAACTATAATATGGGATTTTTAGAAAACACAACACTTACAGGGATAGGGAATAACGATAAACCAACAACCGAATCAATTTCGGGAGTTTCTGCAAATAATATGAATTTTCACAATTACAGTGAGATTACGATTATTTACGCAACTGGTACAACTATTACGACTGTCGCTAAGAACCCTCACTTAACTTTAAAAAATAAAGGATGTGTGTATAATGGGCAACCTTCTTGGTCTTTTGAAGACGGAGTTTATGATGGTGATTATGATACTACTTCAGGTAGACACCATAGACACCATAAACACCACAGTGATAGATTCGGTAGTGCTGAGTGTCAAGGCCAATCTCATATACTAAGATATGGTGGAAGTGGAGGTACTGGTTCTTGGGAATTCGTTTCTCATGGATACATTACAAGTGTAACAACCTCAACATCATTAAACCCATTCTCAATACAAGGTAGTGGACAAACCACACCAACTATAGCAACAGCTTGGGCAGGTGCTAGTGGAGCTTGGATTCCAATGACAGGTTCAACAGACAACTACCCTTATGGTAGGTTAAGAATTTGGAATAAGACATATAATCACGGCGGTCTTTACGCTATTCAAACTGACGGAGCTACAACTCCTTTAGCTTAAAAACATAATAAATGGGATTTTTAGAAGCAACACAACAATCAGGGATAGGGAATAACGCTAAATCAAAAACCGAATCAATTTCGGGAGTTTCAGCGAATATGATGAATATTCACAATTATAGTGAGATTACGGTTGGTTATTGTACCGGAACAACAATAACAAGTGATGGTGTTAATCCACACTTAACTTTAAAAAATAAAGGATGTGTATATAACGGTCAACCAGTTTGGTCTTTTGAAGATGGGTATTATGACGGTGATTATCTAACACCTACTGGAGAACTTCCCGAGTATACTGATGAAAGAGGACACGGTGGTAATGAATGTCAAGGCCAATCACATATATTAAGATATGGGGGTAGTGGAAGTACTGGTTCTTGGGAGTTTGTCTCTCACGGGTACATTAGTAGTGTAACTAACTCTACATCATTAAACTTTTTCTCAATACAAGGTAGTGGACAAACTACACCAGCTATAGCATCAGCTTGGGCAGGTGCTAGTGGAGTTTGGATTCCAATGACCGGTACTACAGATAACTTTCCTTATGGAAGATTAAGAATCTGGGACAAGACATATAGATATGGAGGTATTTACACTATTCAAACTGACGGAGCTACAACCCCTACAGCTTAAAGTCATAAAAAAACATACATAATAATTAAAACCTTATAACCATAAGGTTTTTTTTATTTATTATAATCTATTTATAATAAAACTAATTTATATGAAGATTTTAGGAGCAAAAGAAGTAGGACATGGAATATTAATAGAATATGACGCTGGAAGCATTTCACCAAAACACAACTCAAAAATTTTAAAAGAGATAGCAGACCCAAACTTTGATGGGGAAGTTGAGATGTATTGTATACTACAAAAGTATGACGTACCAAATAGAAATGGGAGAATATACCCAGAAAGTATACTAAAAAGAGAAAATGAAAGATACCAAGACGTTATTAAAAGAGGGGGTTCTATTTCTGAATTAAACCACCCAGAATCTTCTTTAATAGATTTAGAAAGAACTTCACATATTATAACAGAAACTTTTTGGGATGGAAATAGGTTGATGGGGAAACTTAAAATGTTAA